TTACGTCCGAGCATCGAGGATGATCCGCTTCCTAGCCGGGACGATTCATCTCCCAAAAAGCGGAAGAGAAAGAAGTCCTAGACATGGCGATTACGAACGGCTATACGACACTCGCCGCGTTTCAGGCCTACGCCAACATGAGCACCGTCACGGCAGACGAGACGGCGACCATCGAGAAGGCCATCGAAGCTGCATCGCGCACGATCGACCGAATCGCTAATCGACGCTTCTGGATGGATGCGAACGCGACCGCCCGCCTCTACCGGACGACCGACTTCTATACGCTCTTCGTCGACGACATCGGCTCCACGAGCGGACTACAAGTCGCCTTCGACGCCACTGGGAACGGCAACTATACGGACATCCAAGTCCTCAACACTGACTACATTCTCGACCCGGTCACCGCACCCCAGCAGCAGCGCCCCTATACGCAAATAACTATGGTCGGCGCCGACCTCTTCCCTCTGCCGATCTCGCGACGTCCCCAAGTGCAAGTCACCGCGAAGTTCGGATGGTATCTCGGCACACCGCCCGACGACGTCGTCGAAGCCTGCCTCATCCTTTCAGCCGACTACGTCAAGAGAGCCTCCTCCGTAGGCGGAGTTCTCGGCCTCTCGGAACTCGGAGCTATCCGAATGAGTCCCCTCGGGCGAGACATCTCGGCGATCGTCCGGGCGTACCGTCGCGAGGTCGTCGCGTGACACCGTCAACAGTCCGCGACAAGATGAAACTCGCGCTCAACATCACCGGACTGCGCGTCTATGACACGATTCCCGAGAACGTCGTCCCACCGGCGGCAGTGATCGGGAATCTGACGATGGAGTGGGACTTAGTCATGAAACGCGGAGCCGATACCGCGAACCTCGACATCACCGTTATCGCCGGACGGATGAGCGACCGCGCCGCGCAAGATTACCTCGACGGCCTTCTTACCGGCACCGGGGCGAGCTCTATCAAAACAAAGATCGAAGCCGATCAGACGCTCGGCGGCTCAGTCTCCTCGATCAGATGCCTACGCGCCTCCCCGCTCTCCGTCACCGTCTCAGGCGTCGAGATGCTCGCGTATCGCTTCGAGGTAGTGTGCTACGGATGACAAAGTTCCGAGTGACCAGCCGACGCCTCTACGGATTCGCCGACGGTGACATCGTCTCCGCGGAAGGCTTACAGCTCTGCGGGATCGACCTCGACCGGGCAAGAGCGAAGAATCTCATCGCAGAAATCGGCTACGATGAACCCCGAAAGCACAAAGGCGCCCGCAAGGACGCCTCCGATACAGACAAGGACTAGACTCACCTCATGCCTACAGCAACATTCCTCGGAGCCGCCTCCGTCTTCACGGTGGACTCGGTCGATCTCGCCGACCAGCTCGTCTCGATCACCATGACAAAGAACGTCGACGCGCTCGAGAGCACGAGTCTGAAAGATGCTTCGAGGACATTCGTCGCAGGCCTCCAGTCATCGGAAACGACCTTTACGGTCATGGGAACCTTCGCCTCTGGTGAAGCGATCCAAGCGATCTTTGGCGACGTCGGCGCATCCGTGACGATCGTTTACGAGCCACTCACTGCCGCCCCGGGCGCCAGCTCGCCACGCTATACGCACTCGGGAGCGTTCCTTGCCTCGGCTCCGATCGCAGTCTCCGTAGGAGAGCTCGTCCAAGTAACCGCTACCTACACCGGCGGCGCGATCGTGCAGGCGGTCGCCTAAACGTGCTCGACATCTCCGTCACAATAAAGCGGAAAGACGGAACGCAAGAATCGTTCCCCGTCTACGCAGACTCACAAATCGCGTTCGAGCGCTGGGCGAAAGTGTCCATCTCTGCCGCGTTCGATCCGAACGGGAAGCCGAAGATGGAATCCCTCTACTACCTTGCGTGGCTCGCCGAAAAGAACTCCGGCAAGATTACGAAAGTGTTTGACGAGTGGATCAAAGACATCGCCGCAGTCGGCCACGAGGACGGCCCGGGAAACTAGGCATCCCCGGAGGCGGGGTAGCTCGAGAGATCGCCGACCTCGCACTCATCACGAAGCTCGATCCTCTGGCGCTCATGCGGACGCCCCACGAGGTCATTCGTGCGCTCTACGATGGAGCTAAGAAACTGAACGAACGGAGACGCGCTCAACATGGCTAGCACCTCGGGGACGTTCGGCTACCGCTTAGGCGATGGAGTTGCCGGAGCAGTCAAAGTAGAAGGACTCTCGAAGATTCGACGCGACCTTCGTTCCCTCGGAGGCGACCTCGATCTCGTCAAAGGCGAGTTCCTCGAGACGAATAAGAAAGTCGCCGAAGTCGTCATTGGGGACGCGAAGCGCTTCGTCCCGGTGCTCTCTGGAGCTCTCGCGAACTCGATGAAGAACGCCTCCACGAAGACCGCTGCGAAGATTCGAGTCGGCTCGTCCGGTGGCTCTAAGCGCTCCGGGAGTGCGGCGTCCGGTGATCTCGTCGAGTACGCCGGCCCGATCCACTTCGGCTGGCCGAAGCGTCGAATCAAGCCGAACCCGTTCATCTACGAGGCGACCGACACTCGTCGAGGCGAGATAGCGAACCTCTACGCCGAGCGCATAACATCCGTCCGCAATAAGTACGACCTCTAATCATGGCCAAACCGATAACCGTCTCCATCGTCGGCAACGCCGGCCCGCTCAAGAAGTCCCTCGACGAAGCCGACGGAGCTCTCGGCAAGTTCGGCGGAGCCGTTCAGAAACTCGGACTCGCCGCAGCCGCAGGTGTCGGAGCTCTCGCAGCTGGGATCGGCTTCGCCGCGAAGCAAGCCGCAGACGATCAGAAGTCATTCGAGCAGCTCGCGGTAACGATGCGCAACGTCACCGGGGCATCCGAGGAGATGGTGAAGTCGATCGACGACCAGCTCGGCGCGATGAGTCTCGCGACCGGAGTCGCCGACGACAAACTCCGCCCAGCTTACGAAGCACTCATCAGAGGCACAAAAGACGCCGAAACCGCCCTCCGGGACATGACTCTCGTCCTCGACATCTCTACGGCGCTCCAAACCGATCAGACGACCATCGCCGACGCCCTCGCAAAGGCATACGAAGGCAACTTTAAGGCACTCCGCAACCTCTCCCCAGAGATGGCGACGATGATAAAAGAAGGCGCATCCCTCGACGAAGTCATGCAAGTCCTCGGCGACACGTTCGGAGGCTCAGCAGCAGCAGCCGCAGGAACCTTCTCCGGACAAGTCGACCGACTCAAAATCTTCTTCGGCGAACTCGTCGAACAAGTCGGATACTACGTCCTCCCAGTGCTCTCCAAGATCGCCCAGTTCATCGTCGAAGACGTCGTCCCAGCGTTCCAAAAACTCGTCGACAAGTACGGCCCAGCACTCGCAGCTATCTTCGAGAAGATCGCTATCTTCATCGGAGACAAAGTCGTCCCGGTCATCCGAGACAGACTCCTCCCATTCATCCAGCAAGTTGCCGAGTTCATCGGCGAGAAACTCGTCCCGGTCATCCGTGACGTCGCAATCAAAGTCTTCGACGGGCTGAGCCAAATCTTCGAGAAAGTATCCGACAAGATACAAGAGAACTCGGGGAACATTCAGAAGATGCGCGACTTCTTCGGCGACCTCATCAAGTTCGTGACTACCTACGTCGCCCCAACACTGACAAAAGTCCTCGGAGTCGCCTTCGATGTCGTAGGCAAGGCGATCGGCCCGGTGATCGACGTCGTCTTTACATTCATGGGAGCGCTCTCATCTCTCGGCTCATTCGTGCTAAAGATCGCAGGATTCCTCGTTGGCACATTCGAGAAAGCCGTGAACGGAATCATCGACGTAGTGAACTTCGCGATCCGTCAAGCAAACAAACTGAACCCGTTCTCGGACATTCCGGAGATCGGTAAAGTGTCGATCTCAAGCTCGTTCGGTGCAGCTCCTAGCGCACCCTCGGCTCCCGGAGCAGCAGTCCCAGACCGCCTCGACCGCATGGAGTCGGGCGCCTCGTCGATGCCATCGTTCACTATCCCGCCAGTCGGAGGCGGAACGTCCACCGGCGGCGGAGGCGGCGGAGGAGGCGGCGGAGGAGCTGCGACAAGTCCATTCGATCCGAGCGCCTACGACGCAAAGAACCGCTACTACACGATGCCCGTAGAACTATCATCGGCTTACGCAGCGAAGAGCCGATTCTACGAGATTCCATCGGCGCTCGATGCCGCTTACGCACCGAAGCAGGCGATTTACAACGTCACCGTCAACACCGTGACAGCGGACGCTAACCTTCCGAATCTCGTCGTCGAAGCTCTCCAGACTTATAACCTCGTCTCCGGGCCGTTAGACGTTCAGATAGCAGTCTGAGCCATGCCCGCGAACATCATCACTGGCGGGACGCTCACCGTAGAGCTCGACGTCGGCTTCGGCGACGGCTTCACACTCGACGACACTCAGCAAGGCATCCTAAACGGGACGACCTACGTTCTCGACGGCGTCGACCAGTTCGCTGAGATTGACGTCGTCTCCGTCAACATCGACCGCGGGAAGAAGACAGTCCTCGACTCGATCGCACCGGGACGAGCCACGATCATCGCCCGCGACACGACTCGAGCCTTCGACCCGTATAACGAAGCCTCCGTCTACTGGGACGAGTTCGACGACACACCGGGACTCTCCCCTCTGCGTCAGATACGCATCACCCGGAACTCGACAGTCATCTTCCGCGGTCGAGTCGTGGACTTCACCTATGACTACGTCGGCCCGAAAGCCATCCCCCAAGTGACGATCATCGCAGCCGACGATCTCTTCATCCTCTCGAACTCATTCCTCAACGCCTTCACGCCCTCTCAAGAGCTCTCCTCGGCTCGAATCTCGACCATCCTCGACCGAACCGAAGTCGGCTGGAGCGCCTCCTTACGAGACATTACGACCGGGACGACAACTCTCGGGAACTATGCGATCGTCGAAGGCACAAACGCCCTCGACTACCTTCGCAAAATAGACGCAGCCGAACGCGGTCGAATCTTCGTCCGGGCATCAGACGGCGACCTCGTCTTCCAGCCTCGAATCGGAAACACGCTCTCCGCTCCGAGCGTCACCTTCGCCGACGACGGCACAAACACGCCCTACCGGGAAGTCTTCGTCGACTTCACGGTCGACTCCGTCCTCAACCGGGTGACCGTGCAACGCCCCGGAGGAACCGCCCAGACTGCCACCGACCCGACCTCGATCGCCCTCTACTTCACGCAGGCCGAAAGCATCACCGACTCCCTCCTCTCCACAGACGCTCAAGCGCTCACGCTCGCGAACTACCTCCTCGAAGGCTCCCCGGAGCCACGATTCTCGGGCGTCGCAACGTTCTTCGGCTCTCTTACTACCGGGCAGAAGAACGCGGTCGCAGCCGTCGAGATCGGTGAGACGATCGCAGTCACTCGGACGTTCACGACCGGCTCCCCGCTCACGGTCACGGAAGAGCTCACCGTCGAAGGCATCTCGCACCGGATCGACCTCCGCGGCGAGACGGTCACGTTCTACACGGCTCCGACGACCATCGTCTACGCCCTCCTCCTCGACGACAGCCTGCGGGGACGCATGGACGCGGACAACGTCCTCACCTAGTCGGCTAGGCTCTTAGCACTATGACGACTCCGTTCCCGTTCTCGGCTGGAGCCGTGCTCACAGCTCAGCAGCTCAACGACATAACGAACCTCCCGATCAACGATCAGACGGCCTCCTACGTGCTCGTCGTCGGCGACGCCGGGAAGCGCGTCATCATGAACGTCGCCTCCGCGAACACTGTCACGGTGAATAACTCGATCTTCACCGCGGGAGACACCGTCGAAGTTCTCAACAAAGGCGCCGGAGCCACAACGATTACCGCAGGCGCAGGCGTGACACTGAACGGACTCTCGCTCGTGCTCTCGCAGTATCAGGGCGCTTCGATAGTATTTCTCTCGGCATCATCAGCGCTAGTATTCCCGACAGGTGGAGCAGTGAAAACGACAAAAGTAACGCGATTCACTGCCGACGGAACCTTTACTCCGCCTACTGGCGTCACCTATGCGATCGCCCACATTCGAGCAGGCGGCGGCGGAACAGGTGTGAGCGCTGGCGCTGGCGGCAATTCGTCCGTGGCTTTTTCTGGCGGCACCGTTACGGCAACTGGCGGTAACGCAAATACATTTACCGTCAACTCAACACCAGTAGCAGGTGCAGCCAATAGCGGAAATGGTGCAATAGGTAATTTCTTTACAACGGGCGAAATCAATACTTCTCATGCACAAAACGGTGCGTATGTTGTTGCTGGTGGCG